ACTGCTGCGATGCATGGCGTGCAAAGCGGCATTGCGATGGAGATGACGGCTGGAATTAGCAAGGAGACAGAGCCAAAGCATTTGCGCGTTGGCGTCAATTCCGCGATGGTTGAACATAGTGCCTTGGCCCGGTTGCTGATCAAAAAGGGCATCATCAACGATGAGGAATATTCTTTGGCGCTGGCTGAAATGGCAGAGGCGGAAAAGGTGTCTTACGAGAACCGGCTGACCAAGCACTTTGGCTATAAGGTGACGTTGGGATGACAACAACAAATGTTCCGCGCGGTCCCGGCGCCGCATCACGACGCTTGAACTATGTTGCTGGCAATAAGGCATATTGGGAGAGCAAATACTATCAGGACAACCCGCATCCGAAAGGAAGTCAGGAATGGCAGGACTGGGCCAATGGCCATGCGGATGGGAGTCAGCATAAGCACAAGGTCAAGGAGCTTTTGCCCGTTGCTGATTATGTCGGTGGCACGTGTTCGCGCTGTCGATTTTGGGGTGATGGGAAGGAGGCTGGTGATGTCCGGCAGTGTCACGGTGGTCCGCCGACGGCGGCAATTGACAGCGCAGGACAGGGCTATTGGCCCATGACTTCTGCCAATGACTGGTGTGGTGCGTACAAAGGTCGAACAGGTCGTCCGACAGGCAGTTGAAAGTTTCTCAGGCAAAGATTGGAAAAAGGATAAATCCACTTTCCATTTTTCTCTTTATTTCCCTTTAATAGGGAGAGAAGAAGAAGAAAGTTATTATCTCTCTTCCTTTTGTGTTTCTCCCAAGGAGTGGAATTTATGGGATTTGTGGAAAGTGGATGGAACCACTGCTGATGCATGCGCTGACAGAGAAAACAATGCGCGCTGACATTGCGCTTCGATGGGTCGGCTTCATCGAATGGGTCGAGCCTGCTGCTGGTGGTGACATTGGATCGCCAGATATGAAATTGTTAGTTGATAGGTTCTTGCGTCCTGTCGAATTGAAGCGTGGCGTGTTCAGGCGTGGCCGCGTATTGCCAGACCGTGTGCGCCCGTCTCAAGTCAGTTGGCATCGACGCTTCCAGGAAGCTGGTGGCAGGAGCTTTTTCCTAATTGGCATCTTTGATGATGATCACATAATTTATTTTGCTGCTGATTCTGAAGCAATGTTAGCGAACCGTATGGATGGTTTAATCCTCAATACGCATTGCTTTCTTGTGCCAACAAGCAAAACTGCCAAACATGGCGACCATGTCTTTACCCAGCAGCTTTCTACTTTTGTCAGATAAGGGGACTTTTCAAAATTTGAATTTTGGGGCATAAGGCAAATCGGGCGATTTGCATTAGGGCTGTTCTGGGTGGATTTACCGACTGAAATTGAGCATGATCGCAACTGGTACGTAGCCAGCATTATGCCGGGCGAAACACAGCGTGCTCTAACAGGTCTTGCCACTGACAAAATCCCTCATTGCTATCCGCGCATCCATGTGCGTAATGAACCAGAGCCGCTAATTCGCGGCTATGTTTTTGTCGGGCTGTTCGGAACCGATGAAGAGTTCTCGCATGTGAGAGCGATAACAGGAATTTCTCGCTTGCTTCCTGTTGGATCGGAAAAGCCTCTGTTTGTCCGCGAAGCAGAGATGCGCGCCTTTATGAAGCGAGTGGTTGCGGGAGAATTCGACGTCAGGGTTGAGCATGATCGGCTCCCCTGGTTTCAAAAAGATGAAAAGCTGGGGATCACAAGCGGTCCATTCTTTGGGCACACAGGTACCTTTGTGCGCGTGCATAAAGGCGCTGTGATCGTGAGAGTAATGTTCTTTGGGCGTCCTCTCGAAGTGATGCTCAATGGCCACCAGGTTCAACAGATGATGTGATCCGCAATTGCGGATTATGTTTCTGGCCTATGCGTGGTTGTGAAGCGGAACCAACAGGAGCAATCCTGTCGGAGTTCGTAAGACTTCCGGAACATTGAACACTTTGGTCAGGGTATGAGAGAACCGATCTGTCTGCAGGATTGCAACATGCCTCTCCTCGCGTGAAGCTGGCTTCACACTAACAGTACCACTCCCAGCCCTGACCAATACTTTAGACACGCAGCCTAAAATTGTTGTGCTGCCAATCCTGGAAAAACAAATCCCTTACAATGGCAACAAACCACTGACGCTGCATGGCGCAATTCGGAACAGCATGCGGAGCAAAAACCAGAGGCGGTAAAGACTGTCAAGCGCCTGCCATGGAGAATGGCAGATGTCGCATGCATGGTGGCACCAATCCCGGAGCATCGCCAGAAGCGATGGCCCAAAACAAAAATGCGAATAAGTTTGGCATCTATTCGCAGTTCATGACCGACGAAGAATTGGACATGGACATTCAGATCGGTTCTCTCGAAGCAGAGATCAAACTGGTCAAAGCGCAGATACGCCGAAATTTGAAAGCCTGGACCGCGTGGGACGAAGCCCATGCCACTGGCGATGATGAAGAAGTTGAAGCTCTCCTGCTATTGACAGAAGTCGAGAAGCAGGATGGCGAGCGTCCGTTTGGTAAGGATGCGGATACCCTACCATACAATGGCATCAAGAAGGTCCGCAAGCGTCCCGACTTCGAAGGTGCCCACGCTCGCTTCTTGGCCCGCGTTGAATCGTTAGAGCGCACCCACCGCGAGCTAGGTGGCGGAACTGACGATATGCGTTCTGCCGCGCGCAAGTTCAAGGACGCAATGGCAGAGTTTGACGACACTGTGCCTCCCGTACCTGAAGAGCAAGAACAACAGTGACAGTTCAGTTGCCTGTTGCGCCAGCCTCCAAGGTTCTGCCAGAGCGTTGGTCGATCCTTCGGCCGCACAATCTTCAGCGTGGCTATTGGACGTCCAACCACCGCTTCAACCTGCTGCCCTGTGGCCGTCGTTCTGGCAAGACGGAACTGTTCAAGCGCAAGATTGTCAAGCGTGCCATGAAGGGTACGCAATTTGACAATGCGCGGTTCTTCGCATCAGCACCGACGCTGACGCAGGCCATTCAGATTTATTGGCAAGACCTCAAGGCCCTGACACCCAAGTGGGCAATCGCCGACATCAGCGAGTCCAACCACATCATCAAATACCTCAACGGGTCCGAGGTCCACGTTCTGGGAATGGACAAGCCAGAGCGCGTTGAAGGCCAGCCATGGGATGGTGGTGGCCTAGACGAATATGGCAACATGAAAGAGCGCGCGTGGTCTGCGCACGTTCGGCCGGCACTCTCAGACAGACTTGGTTGGTGCGACTTTCTGGGGGTGCCGGAAGGACGCAATCATTACTTTGAGCTGTACGAGAAAGCAAAAGAGGACATGGCCTCATTTGGCGAAGCTTCGCCATGGTGGGTCTATGAATGGGAGAGCAAGGACATCTTGCCCCCAGAGGAAATTGAAGCCGCTCGGCGCGACCTGCACCCGCTCATGTTTGAGCAGGAGTATGGCGGCAAGTTCGTGGACTTCACTGGTGTCTCCATCTTCGACATCAGCAAGTGGCTTGACAATGGCAACGCGGTGCCGATGCCAAATCTGTTGGACGGTGTCATCGCTATCATTGACACCGCTGTCAAGACCGGCAAGGACAACGACGGCACTGGCGTGATCTATGGCGGCGTTTGGGGTCGCGGTGATCAGCGCAAGGTGTATGTGCTGGACTGGGACTATCAGCAGATCAGGGGCGACCTGTTGCCTGCTTGGCTGCCAACTGTTTTTCAGCGCCTTGAAGCACTGGCCAAGGAATGTCATGCGCGTGCCGGCAGCCTTGGCGCAATGATTGAAGACAAGAGCTCTGGCATGGTGCTGTTGCAGCACGCGACCAACAAAGGTTGGAACGCGCGTCCATTGCCAGCGGACATGACCGCGTTGGGCAAAGACGAACGCGCATTGTCAGTTTCTGGCTACCATTATGGTGGCAAGGTTAAGATCGTCGGCCCGGCTTGGGACAAGGTGCTCAGCTACAAAGGCCAGGTCAAGAACCACCTACGCAAACAGGTTGAGGATTTTCGCCTCGGAGACCCTGATGCAGCCAAGCGGGCGGACGATCTGCTCGATACCTACACCTACCTACTGGCTGTCACGATGGGCGATAGCCGAGGCTTCTAGACCACGGAGAACGATTTATGGACGTCGCGAAGAAGGACGCGCAAGCTTTCAAACTGTCACTTGGCCTATCGATCCTCGCCATCGTTGTCGTTCAGCTGCTGCGCGCGCTAAAGGTTATTTGATTGGCAGAGTTAACTCTCAATCAGTCTGGCGTTGGCAATGCGCTGCAGGACATGCTGCTGGCGCAGGACATTCAGCCGGGCGATGAGCCGAGCTACCAACTGTGCAAGACGATCTACTCCTATCATCCGCTTGGTCGGAAGATGGCAGAGGCACCTGTGTCGCTGGCACAAAGTCAGCAGCGCGAGATCACCTGCCCTGACAGCCCTGAAGATGTCTGCGTGCGTGCGTTCCACAACGAATGGCAACGGATCAACGCTGACAAGCTAATTGCCAATACGCGCGTGCTGTCGCGCATCTACGGAATTGCGTCCGTCGCCTGCCTTGTTGATGGGCAGAGCTCGATGACCCCGTTGGACTACAAGAAGCTCTGGAACCAGACCATCAGCTTCAATGTGCTGGACCCGCTGAACACTGCCGGCAGCTTGGTGCTCAATCAGCAGCCCAATGCCATGGACTTCCAGAAGTGGTCCAACATCACTATTGCCGGCCAGCCCTATCACCGCTCTCGTTCGGTGACGGTGCTGAACGAAGAGCCACTCTACATCGAATACACCAACTCTGCTTTTGGCTTTGTTGGCCGCAGCGTTTACCAACGCGCGCTCTATCCGATGAAGAGCTTTGTGCAGTCAATGGTCACGGACGACCTCGTCACCATCAAGGCTGGCGTGCTGGTCGCCAAGATCCGCCAGCCCGGTTCGGTGATTGACAATCTGATGGCCAACATCGCTGGCTTCAAGCGTCAGATGCTCAAGGACGCTGCCACTGGCAACGTTCTGTCAATCGCGCCGGACGAAGATGTTTCGTCGCTGGACTTCACGAACCTGGATGGCGCCTTTGGCATGGCGCGCAAGGACATTCTCAAGAACATTGCCACAGCGGCCGACATGCCTGCGGTGATCATTGAGAATGAGACCTTGACCGAGGGCTTTGGCGAAGGCACCGAGGACGCCAAGAGCATTGCTCGCTTTGTTGATCGCGAGCGCATGGTGATGAAGCCGCTGTATGACTACTTCGATGAAATTGTCATGGCGCGTGCGTGGAACCCTGAGTTCTACAAAACTGTGCAGGCGCAGTTTCCGGAAGAGTATGGCAGCGTTGATTTCAACACTGCATTCTATCGCTGGAAGAATTCGTTCTCTGCTATCTGGCCAAACCTGCTCACCGAGCCGGACAGCGAAAAGATCAAGACGCAGGATGTTGTGTTCAAGGCGGCCATTGCTGCTGTTGAGGTGTTGCTGCCAGCCTGTGACCCGGACAACAAGATCAGAGCCATGCAGTTCTTGGCCGATACGCTGAACAGCCAGAAGCTGCTGTTCCCTGAGCCGCTGGTGCTGGACTATGACGCCATGCTCGACTATGCGGAAGAGCAGAAGGCCAACCAGGACGAGATGCAGCAGAATGCGCTGCAGGAGCCTCAAGCTGGTTCCAAGACATTCGAGCGCGCGGACGCGTTGACGCGCATTGAGAGCAGGCCCGGCATGCGGCGCTATTCGGACGCTGCAGCACAACGGGTTGCAGAATTGACATCGCGTAGGGTGCTGCGTCTTTCTGACAAGACAGGAGAGAAGTGATGTCGTGCAACAAGAGCGAAGAACGCAATCGCCTTGAGACTTGCGCCGCACAGTCCTTGGTTGCCGCTGGCAACAACTGGGACAACTTCATGACATCAATGCAGGTGTTCCATGCGCATGCGCAGGACCGCAATGTTCAGGCTGCTGAAGCCAAGCGCGCCATCCTGCACGTACTGCTCGACGATTACATTGATCAATATTTAGTAGCTGCGCGGATTACGGCCCAGCTGGAAGGCAAGTCGGTATGAGCTACAAATCTCCTCCCCCGCCTTACACCGCACCCAAGAAGCGCAACCGTGGCGCCAACAAGGTGAGCGATGCTGCGTTGGCCGCTGCCAATCGCATGGAGGCAATGGGCGGTAGCCCTCGCATTCAATTGACAGCAGCTAAGGTTTCGTCTGGCCAGCCCAACCTGACCTACATGCCGCATTGTGGCGCCAAGGAGCGTGCGCGCAATCTGGCGCGGATGGTTAAGGCCGCTGAGCATGCCTCTTGAGTCTGGTCCGGTTGGCAGTGCTGCTTTCAAGCATAACATCGCCACAGAGATCAATGCCGGCAAGCCACCGAAGCAGGCGGAAGCCATAGCCTATAGCAAGGCGCGCGGTGATATGCAGCCCACCGAATTTGACAAACTGAAATCCCTGCTCAACAAGTTCCTCAATGAAGAGAGTGAGGAGCCGGAGCACAAGAAGGCGGACGCTGATCGTCAGAGCTTCACAGTTCAAATTAAGAACCGTCGCGGCTTTGGTATGGACCCTGTCTCGGTTTCTGGCATGTCAAAATCGGAAGCGCTTGAATATGCAAAGCGCAAAAACAAAAACTCGTCTGACTATAACGAGCGCGATGAACCCTATGAGTATAGCATAAAGGCAGACGCCATGGAAGATTGCTCCATCATGGACAGCGTTGACAAGATCAAGTTCGCTGTTGATGCGCTCAACCATCGTATGAATAAGATGGACGCTATTCGCGGCGATGCTTCTCAGAGTGAAGCCTGGAACGAGGGCTACCGTGCAGCCTATCGCGGCCAATCTTCATCGCCTAGTTTTAAGGGCCCAGAGAAAGCCCTCAAGGAATTCGCAGAAGGCCATGCAACTGGCACCAAGCACGCTGCTGCTTATGTCAAGAACCTGGCCTCTGGCGCATATGACTAATGCCAACCAAAACCGGCAACACCTATTACGACATACTGACCAACGCGATTAATGATATCGCAGAGAATGGTTACGACTCACCGGAGCGCGTAGCCTATTGGGTCCAGCAGCTAAAGAAAGCTGCAGAACGCACAATGGCCTCGGACGCGCAAATGCAGGCGATGCTGCGCGAAGCCTTGGCCCAGATTTACAGACGAATGGTCGAGCGCGGTGAGATCGCCAAGTTCCACGCTGGGGTGGGACGATTCACCATTGAGAAGCTTCGTCCACAATTGCGTGCTGAACTCGATCGGCGCATTGTGGCTTCCGCTGAATTGATTAAGCTCAACCGCTCTGCTGCCATTGAGAAGACAATGCAGCGTTTCACAGGTTGGGCAACGTCCGTGCCAAAGGGTGGCAGCGAGGCTGTCAACAAGCGGGACGAAAAACAAGAGATCAGAAAGCCCACTGCGCAACTGAAGTTCCAGGAGCGCCGCGTGCTGATTGATCAGGGCCATAAGCTTGTTGCCAATATCAACGAGATCATTGCCACGGACGGTGGCGCAATTGCAGTGATCTGGCACAGCCACTGGCGGCAAGCGAACTATGACTATCGCGAGGACCACAAGGAGCGCGACGGTCATACCTTCATGATCCGCAATAACTGGGCCCAGAAGGAGGGCTTAGTTCGCGTCGGACCTGACGGCTATTACGACGAGATCACTTCTGTTGGCGAAGAACCGTTCTGCCGTTGCTATGCCACCTACATCTATGCGCTGCGTGACTTGCCGCGTAACCTACTCACCAAGAAAGGCGAAGCTGCTTTGGACGCAGCTAGGGCCAAAGTAAGGGAGTTGATGAATGGCTAAGAAAAAGCCAGTTGCTAAAAAAGCAACTGCCAATCCCAAGCGCAATCGCGCCACTGTCGCCAAGGCTGCTGAAATTCTCGCTCGGCCGTTGCCGGTTCCTGTGCCATCGCTCGGCCGCCGCATCGGTTCCACTGTCATCAATCTATACCGGAAGGTCTTTTCTGAATGAGTGGCGGTTCAAATCAATCAGCAGCCTCTGCCGCGATCCCTGTTTGGCTCGCCCCGGCAATCGGCTCACAGCTGAAGAACATCACGACAAATGCCACAACGCTTGTCAAGACAGGCGCTGGCGTTTTGAGTTCCATCTCGGTCAACACTGCCGGCACAACCAGCACCGCAAAGGTCTATGACGGGCTGAGTGCTGCTGGCACGCTGCTGGGCACCTTTGACACAACCAAGCTTGGCCTGCTGCTGCAGGGCTGGGCCTTTCAAACTGGGTTGTGCATTGTGACAGCTGGTGGCGCTGCTGCGGACATCACAGCCAACTACGTCTGATGATCATCGGCGCAGGCATTCTTTTCAAGACAAAGGATGACAACAAGGTTCTTTTTCTCAAGCGTGGGCCAACGGGCGATCATCCCGGTGAGTGGTGCTTTCCTGGCGGCAAGAAGGAAGAGAACGAAACAGCCGAACAGACCGCCACGCGTGAGACTAAGGAAGAAATTGGATCTTTGCCTGATGGCACGCGGTCTATGCTCTGTCGCTCTCTTTTGCCAGCACAGCTGGCTCCTGAACCCGCTCCGGTCCCTCCGTCCGACGCGGTAGGCGGGGCTGAGGCTGTTGCTCTCCCTTCAGTTTCAGCCCCGTCGTCTCCGGTTGATTTCACAACCTTTGTGCAGACGGTTCCGGCAGAGTTTGAAGTGACGCTCGATCACGAGCATGTTGGCTATGCGTGGGCTCCTGCGAATGATCCGCCGCAACCGCTGCATCCTGGCTGCGGCATTGCGTTGGACATGCTGACATGTGACGAGCTTGGTATCGCGCGCTACATGTCACGCGGCGAGATCGCCTCGCCCTACCGCTACAAGAATGTTTCGCTGTTTGCGATCCGCATCACCGGAACTGGCGTCTCCTATCGACGCAAGCTTGATGAGTTCGTGTTCCGCAACCCCGAGCTCTATCTCAACGATGAGTTCCTTGCGCGGTGCAACGGTCTTCCGGTGATCTTTGAGCATCCTGAAAAGGCTGTGCTCAATTCAAGCGAGTTCGCGGACCGCATCATTGGCACCATCCTGTTGCCCTATATTAAAGGCGACGAGGTCTGGGGCATCGCTAAGATTTATGATGATTCAGCTATCGCTCTGATGAGCGATCCTGAAAAGCCGCTGAGCACATCACCTTCCGTTGTGCTGAGTGACTATGACAAAGACAATCCGAAATTCAAGATGGAAGACGGTTCCGTCATCCTGATTGAAGGTAAGCCGAGCCTGCTCGATCATATCGCCATCTGCGAGCGCGGC